ATGACTATAGGCAAAGCACAGAACTCATTCAATCTCTACCTAAAGAATAATGCAAGTACAGGATATAGCGGAAGTACAGAAGTACAAGCACCTAAGTACCCTAAGTCTACGATAGAAGATAATTGGTGGTAAGATGAAGGCAGAAGATCTACAGAAAATGAATGACCTTAATAGAGATATTTGGGGCATGATAGTACAGGCACAACAAAGTAAGAATTGGGCTTTGATGGAAGTGAATCTCAAGAGACTCTACTCCTTACAAAAAAAGTATATTAATTTAATCAATATCATGGATTATGAAGTGAAAGGTACTACCTTGATGCTTCAAGATGAGATACGGGTGAGGAATAAGTTTGAGAAGCAATGGTTCAAAGATGTATCTACTAGATCAGGAAGCTATCAGGATATGAAAGAGAATATAGATAAACACTTCCCTACATGAAAAAGAAATCAGAAAAGATATTTGACCTAGAGTTCTGTGAGTCATCTATCAAAACCTTTGCAGGGCAGAGAGACTCAATGCTACAGAACTTCAGAAAGGGTAAGGAGGCAGGATCAAAGACCTATGTGAGAGACTTAGATCAAATAAGTAGTGGAGGGATACAGAATAAGATGTGGTCATGGAAGGCAGGAGAATTCAATCTATGGACAGGCTATAACAATGAAGGAAAGTCACAGTTCTTGATTTTTCTATGCGTACTGAAGGCAATAAATGAAGGATGGAAGTTCGCATTCTTCTCTCCTGAGAACTACCCACCTGATGAATTCTTTGATGACATCATCCACACGATCCTGGGGAAAAGCACGGATAGGTTCTACAAGAATTTTGATGTGAGTGAGCAGGAATACTTGAAGGCTTTTGACATGGTGAAGGATAACTTCTTCTTTGTTTATCCTGAGAAGAATGGTGTACCTGATTTTACCATAGATCAGATTGAATCTGTATTTGAATTCCTAGTGTGGGAGAAGGATGTGAAGGCTGTGGTAGTAGATCCATACATCAAGATTAGACATGAGATGACAGCAGGAGAACCTGAACACCTGTACGCTTCTAGGTTCATGATGGACAGAATCAATTTCACACGGAAAAACAATGTATCATATCACCTAGTCATGCATCAAACTACACCTAGGAAAGAAAAGGATGGGAACTACCCTCCACCTTCCCTGTATCAAATCAAAGGTGGTGGAACTTTTGCAGATAGCACCGACAATTCTATCTCAGTATGGAGACCTAACAGGGCAACAGATCCGAATGATACCACAGTCATCATCAAAACGGATAAGATCAAGAAGCAGAAACTAGTAGGTATCCCCTTTGAAATCACCATAGACTTCAACAGAAAGAAGAATAGGTACATGGGCAAGGATGGCTTTGACTACTTTGCGAATGCAAAGCCTCAATCAGCACCCGAACCAAGGGTAGAGAAGTTCCACAGATCAGGAATAGAAGATTTTGAATTCAATCAAGAAACTATAACACCATTTTAAATGAGACATGGATCATTATTTAGCGGAATAGGAGGATTTGACTTAGCCTCAGAGTGGATGGGGTGGGAAAATGTTTTCCATTGTGAATGGAATCCCTTCGGACAGAAAGTACTTAATTATTATTTTCCTAATGCAATCACTTATCATGACATCACAAAGACAGATTTCACTATTCACAGAGGAAGAATTGACATCATTACAGGTGGATTCCCATGCCAACCATATTCAACAGCAGGGAAAAGACTTGGGAAGGAAGATGACAGACACCTCTTCCCTGAGATGCTTAGAGCAATACGAGAGATTCAGCCGACCTGGATTGTGGGCGAAAATGTTCGTGGGCTTGTTAATTGGAATGGAGGGTTGGTATTCGATGAGGTGCAATCTGATTTGGAAGCTGAAGGCTACGAAGTCACACCGTTTCTACTTCCAGCTGCAAGTGTTAACGCTCCCCACAGAAGGGATAGAATTTGGTTCATTGCCTACAATGCTTCCTACTCCAACTTGCTTCGATTCGACAAACGCATCCAACACGATGAAGTCATCACAGGTGAAGGAGGGATCAATGCATTCAGTCACATTGACAAGAGCGATGTCAATGGGTATGCTACCGACTCCGAATCAAAGAGATCACAAAGGTTGCACAAAACCAGGATTAAGAATGAGCAACACAGGGAAGATTCAAAAGTATGGGGAAACATTACCGGACACCATAAAGAAAATAACAGAGGAAATTCAATCAATGAAGATGCTTCCGACTCCAATGGCTTCGGATTGCGGGGACAAAGTGACAGGATTGGAAACTCAAGATTCACTAACAAAAAGAGCAAGGCAAATAACTGGACAAACTTCCCAACTGTCTCCCCAATTTGTGATGGAGATGATGGGATTTCCGACAGATTGGACTCTATTACCTTTTCTAAATGGAGAAACGAATCAATCAAAGCAGGAGGCAATGCAGTAGTACCTCAGGTAGTATATCAGATATTCAAAGCCATTGAAAAATATAATGAACTTGATAAACAACTAACAATATGAAAAAGATAATCGAGAGTTTCACACCTAGCAAGCAGGATCTATTTAGCATTCAGTCTACCCTGCTTTCAATCTTTGCCCTGTTCCATTTTGAATTTGATTTCGGGCTTTTGTTTATGGTCATAGTAGCCCTTTACACTATAGGGATGGATCTGATCTATAAGATCTTCAGATGATACAATTCAAGATAAATGAGAAGCCTTTGTCGGTGAATCTAGCATGGCAGGGAAAGAGATTCAAAACACCTGCCTACAAGGAATATGAAAAGGGAATGCTTTTGAATATGCCGAAGGCTAAGATTGAAAAAGATCAGATGCTACGGGTTGAATTCTTCTTTGGATTTTCAAATAAGGCTTCTGACCTTGACAACCCTGTCAAGTTATTGATGGACATAGCACAGAAGAAATACGGATTTGATGACAAGATGGTCTATGAATTGAATGTGAGGAAGTGTATAGTGAAGAAGGGAGAAGAGTTCATTCACATGGGTATCTATAAGATGCTACCATTTTAGACAAAATTCACCCTTTAAATTTGGATATTAATTTTTATCCTATATTTGAAGAAATAACAAACCAAATGAGCGTAGAAGAAGGACTACTGATAAGAAGATCAAGAAAGAAAAGCGGATACACACAGCTAGAACTATGCAAGAAGCTAGGACTATCTCATGCCCCTATCAATCAAGTTGAGAATGGATGGGAAAGCATAAGCCTGTTCAATCTTAGGATGATCTGTGAGGCTATAGGTCTTGAAGTAGTGATCAAAGAAAAGAATCAGAATGCCTAGAATGCTACCCAAATCACCACTAGACTATTCCCTTGAGATCCGCTATAGGCTTTCAAATGGGGAGTGGTCTAAGTGGATGAATAAAGGGAAGGGTAGCTTTCAAAGTATTGAGATAGTGCAGAGGCAGATCAGAGTCCTAGCAGCATCATATAAGGGCAAAGAGAAGGAAGTACGCTTTGAGTGGAACGGATGGCTATGTGATTTTGCAGGGCTTCCTACGGGCGAAGTAATAAGCCTAAAATGAAAGCGATCGGGTGGCTATATGACAATGAATTCAAATATGTATTTCAGAACATAGGTAAGGATCTATGGGAAGATCTACGGCAGGAAGTAGCAGTCATAGTCCTGGAGTATGATGCCGAAAAACTTAGGGAACTAGAAGCCAAAGGAAAGCAGGTCTTTAAGTTTTGGATAGTACGGATCTGCTGCAATCAGACCAATAGCAAGTACGGGAAGTTTGGAAGGATGTATGCAGCCCTAGTACCTGTGGAGGATATAGTCAAGTTCATCAAGGAAGAAGAAGAAATAGATAATAGTCAAGCAGTAGCAGACTCGATATCTAAGATCATTGAAACCCTGTATTGGTATGATCAGGAGATTCTCAAGATGTATGTGGAACTAGGATCTGTGAGGAAGGTATCAAAGCAGACAGGCATCCCACACACCTCAATTTTCATCACAATAAAAAACATCAGAAAATGTATCAAATCACAGCTAGTATACTAGGGGCTATAGGGATCACCTTGATCTACTTCTACATCCTTAACTTTCCTAAATTTTTTAAGAAAGTCACAGGCAGGAATTTGGTCAAGCCTTTTAGCTGTTCCTTTTGTATGTCCTTTTGGATCAGCCTGTTTTTTCTAATCTTAAAAACGGATTTACTAGAAGCGATATTTATATCTAGTATAGTACCCTTCATCTATCTGTATGTGGAGGATCATTTCACCAATAAATTTCAACTATGACACCTGAAGATCACGAACTATTCAAGAAGCACTTTGAACTCTATGAGTGCTACAAAAAACACGCTTTCATTCGCAACTACGATAAGGAAGTCTACAATGATTTGATTCACCTATATACTACCTATGTCAATGCGAAGCATAACTTCTCCCATTGGTGCAGTAGCTGTAGGGCAGAACTAGTCAACTACCTGTATGGGTGGTATGTGAATGAAGAAAATACTACTTGGTATCGGCAGCAAACTCAAGAAAGTGCCGAAATACAGGAAGTGCCTTTTAACACAGAAGAACTTGTGATTGAAAACAAGCCGATCAAGAGAAGAAGAAAACCAAATACATAATACATGGACAACAAACCAAAAACTAGACTAGGTAACGGAAAGAAAAGAAGTGATTCATGGATCACGGCAGCTATCTGTATATCTGATGCTGAGGCACACGCTTACACCTACAATGGGAAGAAGTATGTGAACCTGAATATCAATATCTATGATAAGCCGAATGAGTACGGCAAGGATGTAGCCATTACCTTAAACGATTACAAAAAGGAGGAAAATAATAGCCCACAGGTTAACAAGATGCCTACTACTCCTGGAAATTATCAGGCTGAAGAATACGATCTACCATTCTAAAAAAAACCAATCATGTCAAAATTTCAATTGAATTTCAATAGTGAAAACAAAGTGATCAGCGTAACCCTTGAAGATGAAGAACAGGGAATCTTTGATCTAGCTTACTTGTTTAAGAAGTTGCTAGATGATGCAGGAATTCCTAACAAGCTAGAGGAAAAGGAGATCACACCTGTAGAACCTTTGCAGGTAGCAAACGAAAAGCTAGACTAATGGAAATCAAAGTAGTCAAACTTTCAGAGATCAAAAGCAATCCTAACAACCCTAGGATTATCAAGGATGATAAGTTCAGAAAGCTAGTCAAGTCTATTCAAGAGTTTCCAAAGATGCTTGAGATCAGACCTGTGGTAGTTAATGCTGATATGATAGTCCTAGGGGGAAACATGAGATTGAAAGCCTGTAAGGAAGCAGGTCTTAAGGAAGTACCTGTGATCTTTGCGGATGATCTAACAGATGAAGAACAGAAGCAGTTTATCATCAAGGATAATGTAGGCTTCGGTGAATGGGATTGGGATATGATTGCTAATGAATGGGATCAAGATCAGATTGAAGAATGGGGACTTGATGTACCTATATTTGATCACGAACCTGACATGGAAGATTTAATAGGTGAAGACAAGAACAAACCTGCTACTATGAAAATCACCTTTGAAAGTCCTGAACAATTACAAAAGGCAGAAATAGATATTCAAGAAATACTAGACAGAAAATATCAAGGAGCATATTTTAGCGTTTCAGCAGGAGAAATATGAGACTAGAAATTGCATCACAAAAAGCAGTTAAATATGCGTGTATGAATTTTCATTACGCAAAAAGAATTCCTAGTGGTGCAAATATTTCTTACTCTGTTTTCAATGATAACTCTGAATTTTGTGGGGTCATTATATTTGGGTATCCTGCGACTCCAAATATACTCCCTTCATTCAACTTGAAAAATGGTCAAGTGCTAGAATTAAGGAGAGTCGCTTTAAATTCTAAACACGGATTGACATCTAAGGTATTAGGGATTGCCATGAGACTTGTAAAAAAATCCTGTCCTTTATTGAAGGTATTAGTTTCATATAGTGATAAAGGTCAAAATCATTTTGGTACTATTTATCAGGCAACAAATTGGTACTTCATTGATGAATCAAAAAGTAGTGGAATTGAATATTTAATAAATGGAAAATGGGTTCATTCAAGACATGGGAAAGGGAATGTAAAAAGAATACTTCCTGGAAAGAGAAAATATATTTATCCAATAGATAAAACTCTAGTTCCTTTGTGTATATCTCTTAGTAGACCATATCCAAAAAAAGAACAACCTGCGCAAATGGGGTAAGGTAACCCACCTAGTATTCCAACTAGGAGATGGCAGTCGGACTGACCTTTGCGCTCAATATTGCACAAAATTATACAATATGAAAAAGCCTGATAGATCCGTGATAGAGAAAGCCATTGTGAAGGCATTTGGTAATCTTTCTACAGCCTCAAAATCATTAGGGGTAGAAAGGGCTACCCTTTACAAATGGATTGAACAGGAGGGCTTAGAAGAGGCTGTACAGGAAGGCAGAAATAGGAGGCTTGACTTTGCCGAATCTATGCTTGACAAAGGAATGCAGGAGGGGAATATGACTGCTACTATATTTTTCCTTAAAACTCAAGGTAAGTCTAGGGGCTATGTCGAAAGGCAGGAGATCACAGGTGCTGATGGAAAGAAATTTTTTGAAGTGACTATTCTAGATGAAAGTATCTAGTATAAAAACAAATAAAGTATTCAGGCATCTTGAGACTAGCAAATCTAAGATAGTAGTTCAGCAAGGTGGCACTAGATCAGGGAAGACCTATAACATCCTTCTATGGATAATTTTTTCATACTGCGAAAAGAACACGAATAAGATCATCACGATCTGTAGGAAGACCTACCCTGCATTGAGGGGTACTGTCATGCGTGACTTCCTAACTATCCTGAAGGATCATGAGATCTACTCAGAAGATGATCACTCAAAGACAGCATCAGAATACAGGCTAAACGGCAACACCATAGAATTCATATCCCTTGATATGCCTCAGAAGATCAGGGGTAGAAAGAGGGATCTACTTTTTTGCAATGAGGCAAACGAATTGACCTTTGAAGATTGGCAGCAGTTACTATTCAGAACGAATGAGAAGGTGATAATTGACTTCAACCCTTCAGAAGAATTTCATTGGATCTATGATCAGGTACTACCTAGAAAGGATGTAGAATTTTATCAGACTACCTACAAGGATAACCCTTTCCTGGGGGCAGAAATCAAAGCAGAGATTGAAAGACTCAAGGATATAGATGAAAACTATTGGAGGGTCTACGGGCTAGGAGAAAGGGGGCAGAGCAGATCCTTGGTGTATACCTTCAGTACTACCAAAGAAATACCAAAGGAAGCAAAGCTAGTAAGCTACGGGCTTGACTTCGGATATAGTTCAGATCCTACTAGCCTAGTGAGAACCTACATCCTAGATGATTCCATGTATGTGGATGAATTGCTGTACAGGACAGGAATGACCAATCAGGACATAGCAAATGAGATGAAGGTACTAGGGCTTGACAGGAGCAATGAAGTATTCGCAGATAGTGCCGAACCTAAAAGCATTGAAGAGATATACAGGATGGGGTGGAATGTGAAGCCTACCATCAAAGGATCTATCAATATAGGGATAGACATCATCAGGAGATACAAGCTATATGCAACAGAAAGAAGCTACAACCTGATCAAGGAACTTAGGAACTACAAATACATAGAAGATAAGAATGGGCAGATGACCAATAAGCCTGTCGATAATTTCAATCACGCTTTGGATGCACTCAGGTATTCGGTGGTGAACAAGATCACATCAAGCCACCTAGGGAAGTACTCATTCAGATAGATACATCAAACCAAAAAAATATATTTCTTTTTATGTGGGATAAACTTACAGTAGGGCAGTTCATCAGCCTGTACGATATCGAGACAAACGCAAATCTCAACATCATTGAGAAGCAGCAAAAAATGCTTTCAATTGTGGAGGGGAATGATGAAGAATTCTATGATGATTTCAAGTACAGAGATCTCTTGCATGAGTACGCAGAGAAGTTATCCTTCTTTGACAACATCCCTGAGACCAAGCCTGTGGACTATTTGCAGGTAGGTGATAACAGATACAAGTTCTGCTTTGAACTACACGAGATCACGGCAGGGCAGTACATAGATATCCTTTCATTTAGTGGGGAGATCATGCAGATTAATAAGATTGCTGCTTGCTTCTTTCTTCCTATGCAAGGTGATAAGTATCAAGGCTATGGGGTAGTCCCTCATGATGTGGTGGCTGATGATTTGCTAGGGGCAAATTTTCTAGAAGTATATAGTTGTATGCTTTTTTTTTGTCAATTATTCAGCGAATTAATAAGCAATACAATAACCTACTCAATGCTGAATCAGGATCTAGCGGAGAAGGTAGTGGATTTATGGAAAGGTGGGGGTGGGTATTTAGCACTAAGCAAGTTGCAGACTTCCAAAACATCACAGTCAATGCAGCCTATGATCTCAGGGTGATTGAGTACTTAAATACCCTAGCATATTTGAAGGATTATAACAAAGACAAAGAAGCGCAGTATAAAAAATGGTCGTTGCAACAAAAGATGAAGTAGCAAATATTACGATAGGAGGGAATAAACTTCGAGGGAATCAATATGTCCTAAAGGCAGAAGAAATTCTACTTCAAAATGTAGAGAGCGCACTACTTCGGCTAGGCTACAACTTAGCAGATAAACTTGAGGCAAATGCACCAATGGATTCAGGTAGGATGAAGGCATCCTTTGGAGAACCTGTGATCATTGAAACTAAGTACGGCTATAGGGTAGAGATTCCAACAGGTGCAGAATACTTTGACTACATTGATAAAGGGGTAAGGGGTGTTCAGCATGACATTAAAAACAAGAAAGTCTACCCAAATGCAAAGGGGGAGTTCTACCAATTTGAAACCTACTTTATGCCATTGAAAGCCTTGCAACAATTAGAGGGATGGATGAAGCGAAAGAACATAGAAATAGAGGCTAGGAATATGAGGGTAAGAGCAGCGGATGAAGGTGATCCTTTAAAGGGCAGAAGAATACTTCCTCAGATCTCAAGTAGTGCTAAAAGAATGGCATACTATATCAAGAAGTATGGTATAGCAGGGACTAACTTCATCCAAAGATCAGTAAATGAAGCCACCCCTCAATTTAATGTAGATATCCAAACCATAGGAGCAACTTCACTAGTTTTAAGAATAAGCAAATGATAACACTCACCCAACCTAGCATAAATATCCTACCTGCATTCAACAGGATTAACTACACCATAAGTAGCACGAACTCTCAGGAGATAGGCTTCAAGTATGTGGTGAAGGTATACAATGCAGCAAATGAACTTGTGACTACTGCCTACTATGATAGCCCTGCTGATGCAGGAGATCCTGTAGAATTTGATGTCTCTAAGTATGTCTCTGTAG